GGTGAAAGCAAGGTACTTAGGCACGGTGAGAGAGCTTGCCCGATAGGTTGTACCAGCGCCCGGAGCCGCTTAGGGCCACCAACCCCCTCTTTACGGAGTGCCATGATTCAACTTGAACCTACGACGGAACACCCTGTTCCATTTGATCTGTCCGATGAGCAGCCAAAAACTCATGCGGATAGCATAGCCATCGCTGTGAATACCGTAGACCTGATCGAAGAACTCGGCCCCAGCATAGATTTCGACGACAACGACTTGCACAAAGTCGGTAACCTGATGACCGGTGCGCAAAAGCCAAACGCACCCCGCACTATCTCTAAGTCAGCAGAAGCAGCAGCGGCACACCATTTGGTAAAACGCTTTGACTTTCAAGCGTTCTCAGATGTACTCCAAGCCCGCAATTTCATAACAAACAAGCTCATTGAGCTGGCTGACAACGGCGACCCGAAGATTGAACTGAAAGCTCTGGAGCTTTTGGGCAAGCACTCGGACATTGGCCTCTTTACCGAACGCAGCGAGATCACCGTCCACCATACAACTTCCACTGCCCTTGAGAGTTCAATCAAGGAACGGATCAAGCGGCTGTTGAATTCAGACGTAACAGATATAACCCCCTTGGACGATCTGGACGCCCAATTGGGGAAACCAAAAGCGCAAACTCCGGAAGATCATGTACAAGAAACGCCAGAAAATGAGCATGAGGCGGAAGATCATGTACAAGAAACGCCAGAAAATGAGCATGAAGCCGAAGATGTGCATAGAAAAAGCTAAAAAATGAGTACGGACATCTCCCTGAAGGACATTGAGACGCTGATTGCCTCTGGCAAGCTGTCGGAGTCCGACTTACGGGTACTAGAGACACAGCTAACCAAACTTGAGAAGCTCAAAGAACGTGAGCTGGTCCAAAAGAAGTTCATTAAGTTCGTAGAAAAGGTGTGGCCCACCTTCATTTCGGGCCGTCACCACAAAAGAATGGCCGAAGCGTTTGAGCGAGTGGCCAGAGGTGAGTGCAAACGGCTCATCATCAACATGCCGCCCCGCCATACGAAGTCAGAATTCGCGTCTTACCTGCTCCCGGCTTGGTTTTTGGGCCAATTTCCGGGCAAAAAAGTCATTCAAGCGTCCCACACCGCTGAATTGGCGGTGGGTTTTGGTCGAAAAGTGCGAAATTTGGTCGATTCCGAGGTCTATCACAACATTTTTCCCGATCTACACCTGCAAAGTGACTCAAAAGCGGCTGGCCGGTGGAACACATCCAAGGGCGGCGACTATTTTGCGATCGGTGTGGGCGGTGCGGTGACCGGTAAAGGCGCTGATGTGCTGATTATTGATGACCCGCACTCGGAACAAGAGGCTGCGATGGCCGCAAGCAACCCCGATGTGTATGACAAGGTGTATGAGTGGTACACATCCGGGCCACGGCAACGTCTACAACCGGGCGGGGCGATTGTGATCGTGATGACACGCTGGGCACAGCGAGATTTGACTGGCCAAGTGCTGAAAGCAGCCGCTGCACGTAACGGTGAAGAGTGGGAAGTCATTGAGTTCCCGGCGATCCTGCCTTCGGGTAATCCCCTATGGCCAGAGTTTTGGGCGTTTGACGAATTGGAAGCCCTGCGGGAGGAATTGCCCAACTCAAAATGGCAAGCCCAGTACCAGCAGAACCCAGTGGGCAACGAGTCAGCTATTGTGAAGCGCGACTGGTGGAAGTGGTGGGAGGAGGACGACCCACCCCAGTGTGAGTACATCCTCCAGACATGGGACACGGCCTTTGAGAAAAACCAACGGGCTGACTATTCTGCGGGCACGACGTGGGGGGTGTTCACTTACCACAAGGACCAGACCAAGAACCTCATCTTGCTCAACACATATAAGAAGCGTGTCGAGTGGATTGAGTTGAAACGAGATGTGCTGGCTGAGTACAACATGTATGAACCAGACGGGCTGCTGATTGAGAAGAAAGCGACGGGTGCGCCGCTGATCTATGAGTTGAGAGCAATGGGCATACCCGTGCAGGAGTACACCCCAAGTAAAGGTCAGGACAAAATCGCCCGCTTGAACTCAGTCTCGGACATAATTGCGTCTGGAAAAGTATGGGTTCCAAAGACCCGTTGGGCTGAAGAGTTAGTGGACGAGATTGCTGCGTTCCCGTCAGGCGAGCACGATGACTTGGTTGACGCAACAACTCTGGCCCTCATGAGATTCCGGGCTGGGGGCTTCCTACGTTTGCCTATCGACGAGCCCGAAGAGATTCAATGGTTCAAAAGCCACCGCAGAGAGCGGTACTACACAGTGTAAGGACACATCATGGCAACAAGCGGAATTGACAAAGGTTTATATGCAGCCCCAATGGGTTTGGCTGACCTAGCCCCTGCACCGGACATCGAGATTGAGATTGAAAACCCCGACGAGGTCAATATTGGCATGGACGGCATCGAGATTAACTTGAAGCCTGAGAAAGAAACCGCCGAGGAGTTCGATGCTAACTTGGCTGAGTTCATGGACGACAGTGAGTTGCAGTCACTGGGTATGGACTTAGTCGAGGACTTTGGTAAGGATACCCAAGACCGACGCGATTGGATTCAGACGTATGTAGACGGCCTGAAGTTGCTGGGCTTGAAGTACGAGGACCGGACTGAGCCTTGGCAGGGTGCGTGTGGCGTGTTCCACCCGATGCTCACCGAGAGCGTGGTCAGGTTCCAGTCAGAGGCGATGATGGAGACGTTCCCAGCAATGGGGCCAGTCAAGACCCAGATTGTTGGAGCCATCGACGTGCTGCGTGAAGAAGCCGCAGCTCGCGTGCGCGAGGACATGAACTACCAACTGACTGAAGTGATGGTCGAGTACCGCCCAGAGCACGAGAAGATGTTGTGGAACTTGCCCATCACGGGTTCAGCGTTCAAGAAGATTTACTTTGACCCAAGCAAGGGTCGCCAAGCAGCAGTGTTTATTCCAGCCGAGGACATTGTTGTCCCGTATGGCGCATCTAATCTGGAGTCTGCGGAGCGGGTCACGCATGTCATGCGTAAGACCGAGAACGAGATGACCAAGCTGATGGAGGCTGGGTTCTACATGGACGTAGAGCTGGGCGAGCCAAGCTATGAATTAGACGACGTCGAGAAGCAAAAGGCCGAGGAGATGGGCCTGAGCGCACTCCAAGATGATCGCTTCCGCGTGTTGGAGATGCACGTTGACTTGGACCTGAGTGGGTTCGAGCACACAGATAAAAAGGGTCGTCTGACAGGTATCGCCCTGCCATACGTTGTGACAATCGAGAAAGGCACACGCAAGGTGCTGGCCATACGGAGGAATTGGTATGAGGGAGATAAGCTCCACACAAAACGACAACACTTTGTTCACTACCAGTACATCCCCGGTTTTGGCTTCTATGGTTACGGCCTTATCCACCTTATCGGGGGGTACGCGAAGAGCGCGACGATGCTCATCCGTCAACTCGTGGATGCAGGAACACTTTCGAACTTACCCGGGGGTCTCAAATCTCGTGGTCTCCGCGTCAAAGGTGACGATACACCTATCCAGCCCGGAGAGTTCCGAGATGTAGACGTCCCAAGCGGCTCAATCCGGGACAACATCCTGCCCCTGCCGTACAAAGAACCATCACAAGTTCTGTTCGCGTTGTTCCAAAACATCGTGCAAGAGGGCCGTCAGTTTGCTTCAAGTGGTGACATGAACGTGTCCGACATGTCCAGCCAAGCCCCAGTGGGTACGACTTTGGCCCTGTTGGAGCGCACTCTCAAAGTGATGACTGCGGTGCAAGCGCGTCTGCACTACACCATGAAGCAGGAATTCAAACTGTTGAAGGTCATCATCGCCGACTACACCCCCGAGGAGTATGAGTACGAGCCAGAAGAAGCTGGCCGCAAGGCGAAGAAAGCGGACTACGACTCTGTGGACGTGATCCCAGTGAGCGACCCCAACGCTGCAACGATGGCCCAGAAGATCGTGCAGTATCAGGCTGTTCTTCAGTTGTCTCAGCAAGCCCCTCAGTTGTATGACCTGCCCTTGTTGCACCGTCAGATGATTGAAGTGCTGGGTATCAAGAATGCGTCCAAGCTCGTGCCCACCGAGGACGATGCGACGCCAACCGACCCAGTGCAGGAGAACCAAGACTTGCTGACTATGAAGCCAGTCAAAGCGTTCATGGAGCAGAACCACGAGGCTCACATTCAAGCGCACATGGCGGCAATCCAGAATCCCAAGATTCAGCAGATGATGCAGATGAATCCGATGGCGCAGCAGATCATGGCCGCAGCAATGGCTCACATCAACGAGCACATGGCGTTCGAGTATCGCAAGCAGATCGAGATGGCGCTGGGTATGCCACTGCCAACCAAGGACGAGGGCAAGAATATGTCCCCAGAGATGGCCGACCAAGTGGCCATGATGGTGGCGCAGGCGTCCGCCCAGATCACACAACGCGATCAACAACAGGCTCAGCAACAGCAAGCCCAGCAGCAGATGCAGGACCCCATCGTCCAGATGCAGATGCAAGAACTCCAGATCAAGATGGAGGAGCTGAAGCTCAAGCAACAGAAGCAAACCATCGAAGCTGCTGCCAAGGCAGACCAGATTCGTGTCGAGGAATCTCGTATCGCGGCTCAAAAAGAGATTGCTGCAATGCAAGTCGCGGCTTCCGCAGCCGCTGCAAAAGACAAATTGAAACAATCGCAAGAGTCCGAGGGCGCTCGTCTGGGCGTGGACATTGCGAAACACCGGGCACAAATGGCCGTGCAAAACGCGCAACGGGCAGCGCAACGAAATCAGCCCAGCAAGAAGGAGAATAAGTGAACGAACACAAACTACTGTCCGTAATCATCAATGAAATCAATAAGTTAAAGCAGGAACGTGAAGCTTACGCTGCTGCTGGACGTTGCGACCACATTGAGGAATATCGGAGAGTCTGCGGAGTCATCCTAGGTCTGAACTACGCAGAAAACATCATCAACGAGCTAGTGCAAAGGAATCACAATGACGACTGAGTTTGACGTTGCGGCAGTTGATCTGTCCGGTATTTTGAATACCACGGCGGAGCAAAAAGCCAAGCAATTGCCTGACCCCAAGAGGTTTCATGTATTAACCGTTGTCCCCGAGGCAATGGAAGAGTATGCAGACAGCGATATTGGGATTGTGAAATCCAGTCAGTCTATGCACTATGAAGAAGTGCTAACCCCAGTGCTGTTCGTGGTCAAGCTAGGCCCAGATGCCTACAAAGACACTACCCGGTTCCCTAGCGGGCCGAGCTGTAAGGAAGGTGACTTTGTCATCGTCCGCCCCAATTCAGGCACCCGCCTGAAGATTCATGGCCGAGAGTTCAGGATCATCAATGATGATTCCGTCGAGGCTGTTGTTGAGGATCCGCGTGGAATTAGCCGCGCTGCATAAGGAGTAATACATGGCAACACAAAAGTTTGGACAGGAAGAAGCTTATGAGTTTCCCGATGAAAAGGAAGCCAAGGCTGCTGCTAAAGACAAGTTTGAAGTAGAGATCGAGGACGACACCCCACCCGAAGATCGTGGCCGCAAGCCCATGAAAGAGCCGGTGGAAGACCCGACCGACGACGAACTATCCTCGTATGACGAGAAGGTGCAGGCCCGGATCAAGAAGTTCACCCGTGGCTACCACGATGAACGCCGAGCCAAAGAGGAAGCCCTGCGCGAGCGGGAGGCCGCTGAAGCCTACGCCAAGCAGGTTTACGAGGAAAACAAACGCCTTCAACAGCAGCTTTCACACGGGAGCAAGGTCTTTATTGAGCAGTCACAGACTACTGCGGAAGTTGAATTGGTTAACGCCAAGAAAGCTTACAAGGAAGCCTATGAAGCTGGGGATGTAGATGCTCTGGCAGAAGCCCAAGCAACTATTGCCAAGGCTACGCTCAAACTGGATAAAGCTTCCGGCATGAGGCCCATTGAAGTGGACGATAGGGAATTTGAAGCTCCTACTAAGCAACAGGCCCCCCGAGTAACCCCCCGTACCCAGAAGTGGGTAGATTCCAACAGCGATTGGTGGGGTAAAGACGAAGAAATGACAATGGCCGCTATGGGCATTGACAAGCGTTTACAAAGGGAGTATGGTGCGGAATATGTAGGTACTGAAGAGTACTTCAAAACCATCGACAAAACGATGCGCAAAAGATTTCCTGAGCACTTTGAAAGTGACCAGAGCTATGAGGAAGACGACTCCTCCACAAGAAAGTCAGAACCGGTTGACGAGGATGATGAAACCCCGCGCCGTGCAACAAGAATTACTTCGCCTGTAGCTCCGGCTACACGGAGTACTCCGCCTAACCGTATCAAATTAAAGGCATCAGAAGCTGCGATTGCTCGCAGACTTGGGGTGCCCTTGGAAGAATACGCAAAACAGGTTGCTCAACTTAGAAGAGGTCAATAATGGAAAAAGTTCAAGTTGCCGATAAGGCACAAAATCGTTCGTCGCGTGAAGTAGATTCTCGTACAGTGATGCAGCGCCCAACAGCGTGGCGTCCTCCAGAGACCTTACCCGCCCCGGATCACCGTCCGGGCTGGACACACCGATGGGTGCGCTTGAGTACATTAGGAACTGCTGATCCCAGCAATATTTCTTCAAAGTTGCGCGAAGGATATGAACCCTGCAAAGCAGAGGAGTATCCCGAGCTAATGATGCACGCAACTACTGAAGGTCGCTTTAAAGGCAACGTTGAAGTAGGTGGCTTGTTGCTCTGCCGCATCCCATCAGAGTTCTTGCAACAGCGGGCAGCGTACTACGCTGACCAAAACAAGGCTCAAATGGAATCCGTGGACAACAATTTCCTTCGTGATAGTGATCCAAGGATGCCTCTTTTCTCAGAAAAGAAAACCAAGGTCACTTTCGGTTCTGGTTCTTAAATTTTAGGAGTCTTTCAAATGGCTTTTCCAACGGTAAACGCCCCTTACGGGCTGAAGCCGATCAATCTGTACGGCGGTACACCTTTTGCAGGTGCCACTCGTCAGTACCGTATTGCTTCGGCGTACAACACTAGCATCTTCTATGGTGACCCCATTGAGATGATTAACGATGGCACGATTATCAAATCTGCCATTACAACCGCCCGTGCAACTGTGACAACCTCACAGATCATTGGTGTTTTCTTGGGATGTTCTTACGTTAACTCGCAAGGTCAGACCATTTTTGCCCAGTATTTCCCAGCTAATACAGCAGCGCCCACCGGTACGTATATTACTGCTTATGTAAGTAATGACCCCGACACGCTGTTTAAAGCTGTGATTGCCACTGGCGCTACACCTAACGATGCCACTTCCGGCTTGTTGCCTTCCTCTACTACTGAATTTACCGTTATTGGTACTAACGTAGCATTGGTGCAGAACTCAGGTTTAACTACAACTGGCAATAGCCGTGTTGCAGTTGCTTCTTCTGCTACTACAGGTACATTGCCTATGAACGTTGTCGATGTTGTCTATGAGACTTCATACGTTAACGGTTCTGGTAACGTTGTGTACCCCGAGATCATCGTTCGTTGGAACTTTGAGATTCATACAACCACTATCGCTTCTGGCGTTTAATCAAGGAGCTAAATCATGGCTATTTCACGCGCACAACTGCTGAAAGAGTTGCTCCCCGGTCTGAACGCTTTGTTCGGTATGGAGTACGCTCGTTACGGCGAAGAACACAAAGAGATCTACGAAACAGAGACCTCTGAGCGTTCGTTTGAAGAAGAAACCAAGCTGTCCGGCTTCTCTGCCGCACCTGTCAAGAACGAAGGCTCTGCCATCGCTTACGACAATGCACAAGAAGCATGGTCAACCCGCTATACCCACGAAACCATCGCCTTGGGCTTCTCCATCACTGAAGAAGCAGTGGAAGATAACTTGTATGACTCGTTGTCTGCCCGCTACACCAAGTCTTTGGCTCGCGCTATGGCTTACACCAAACAGGTCAAGGCTGCTGCCGTCCTGAACAATGGCTTCAGCTCCAGCTACCCCGGTGGCGACGGCGTGTCCTTGTTCAACGCAAGCCACCCCTTGATCTCTGGTGGCACCAACAGCAACACTCCCACCACCCAAGTTGATTTGAACGAGACTTCTTTGGAAGCAGCCGTTATTCAAATCGCCGCTTGGACTGATGAGCGTGGCCTGTTGATTGCCGCTAAGCCCAAGAAAATGATTGTGCCTCCAGCACTCATGTTCGTTGCTAAGCGTTTGCTTGACACTGAACTGCGTGTCTCCACTGCTGATAACGACATCAACGCTATCAAACAGATGGGCGCAATCCCCGAGGGCTACACCGTCAATCACTTCTTGACTGACACCAACGGTTGGTATCTGACCACTGACGTGCCTAACGGTATGAAGCATTTCGTCCGCACCCCGCTGCAAAACAGCATGGACGGCGACTTTGATACCGGTAACGTGCGTTACAAGGCCCGTGAGCGTTACAGCTTCGGCTGGTCTGACCCATTGGGTATGTGGGGTTCTTCAGGTTCCGCCTGATAGTCCACACAGAGAAAGGGAGCTTCGGCTCCCTTTTTTATGTTTAAACCTTGTTGACAGCGTTTAAATGGTGTATATTGCTCTCAATCCGGGGTTATCCGGTGTTCTGACAGTCCCGGCTGACGACATGCAGACAGAACACCCTCACTTGCATGTAAGGAACAATCATGGCAAATACCACGTTCTCCGGCCCAGTCATATCACAAAATGGCTTTATCTCCGGAACAGCTTCTAGCCCCGTCGTTGAAACCGCCGCTGGCAATGTGTCTGAATCATATGTTACGACTTCTGCCGCTACTGGCGATACACGTCTGTCTTATCAGCGTTTGGCTTTTACCTCTACAGGCTCTGGTGAAACTTACCGTGCTTTGACTCAGGTCACAGGTGCTGGCGCAGCTACTGGTGGTACTGTCAACGGCGCTCACATTAGCTTGAGCATTAACGGTTCTGGCACTATCTCTGGCGCAGGTAACGCTCTTCGCGCTACTCTGGGCGGCACATCGACCAACCCCGGCGGTACGATTGCAGCTATTCAAGCTGACTCCAACTTTGCCTCTGGTGGTACTTGGACAAATGCTTCGTTCATCCGCTTCACAAACAGCGGCACTGGCACTGTCGCAAACTTGTTCAACATCCCCGCAGCCTTGTTTGTAACAAGCACCGCCACTATTGCTAAGACTTTGAGAGTCGTGGCATCAGACGGTACGCCTTACTTCATCATGTGTTCCAGCGCGGCTTAATATGCAGATCACCAAGGAATTCTTGGAGTCTGAGATACGTGACCTAGAGACTGAAGCACAGAAAGCCCAAACTTTTTTGATTCAATCTCAGGCCACGATCCAAGCGTACAAGATGCTCATAAACAGGATAGAAGCACCAGAACTGGAGCAGCAAAATGACGATGCAAACTGATGTAAGACAAGGGCACCTAAACCAAAGTGGTTTTTTTGTGCTTGGACGAAACAGGGTAAAAGGTGTTTCTTTTTATGGCGGTGGCGGGACTTTGGTATTGTTTGATACAACCGTAGCCCCAGTAACTTCAAGCGTTACTTACGGACGTAGTGGCGCGACTGTGACGATTGCAAAAACCGCGCACGGGTTAACAACCGGCACTGTTGTCGGCATTCACTTTGTTGCTGGCTCAGGTGGCGCTGCCACTGATGGGAATTACGCCATCACTGTAACAACCGCAGATGCGTTTACGATCACAGACATCAATACTGGGACTATTACAGGTTCTCCAGCAGCGCTTTATGTCAGCGGCGCAAATCGTTGGTTGTTAACCTATGAAACTCACGCATCAGACGAGTTCCAAAACGCCCCGCTTATCCCCGGCGAAGGCGTATTGGCAGTAAATGGAATTTATGCCTACATGAGTTCTATTGACGGGGCGCAGATTTACTATGGCTAAGAAGAATCCCTCCCTTGCAGTTGGACGTGGCGAAAAGCTGCCTGTCTCCAAGGGGGCGGGTTTGACTGCCAAAGGCCGCGCCAAGTACAACGCAGCAACGGGCAGTAACCTGAAGGCTCCACAGCCCCAAGGTGGCCCCCGCAAGAAGTCATTTTGCGCTCGCATGTCAGGTATGCCCGGCCCGATGAAAGATGAAAAAGGCAAGCCCACCCGTAAGGCGGCTTCCTTGGCTAGATGGAAGTGCTGACATGGACATTAACACGCTTTGGTCTGCGGGTCTGTCTCTTGTTATGGGGGCATTGTGGTTTTTCATTCGTGAAAAATTCGACGAGCTGGCACGCTTGAGCATTTTATTGAACCGAACACGCGAGGAGATTGCCCGTGATTACGCAACTAATTCAGAAGTGCAAAGAGTTACTGACCACATTGACCAACGGTTTAACCGCCTTGAAGAAAAAATTGACCGACTCCTTCAAGCGGGGAAATGATGCCAGCAGTAAGTGATAAGCAAAAGAAATTCATGGATGCTGTGGCGCACAACCCAGCGTTTGCGAAGAAAGTTGGAGTGCCTAAAGCCGTTGGCAAGGACTTCAGCGAAGCCAGCAAGGGTATGAAATTTGGCAAAGGCTCTAAGAGCCGCGCTGATGCGCAAGCGGTTAACAAACCAAAGACCAATCAGGGTAAGAACGAACTTTTTAAAAAGGGTGGCGAAATGAAAGAATCCAAAGGAATGATGAAAAAAGAAGTGTCCTTCATGAAAAAGAAGGGCGCACCCTCATCCATGATCAAACATGAAATGAAGGAAGCTGGCATGAAAAAAATGGCCAAAGGCGGCATCACTTCCGCCAAGATGGGCAAAGTTCCTTCCGGCGGCAACAAAGGTAAAGGCGAGCACGCTATTCAAAAGAGCGGCATCTCCAAAGGTACTATGGTCAAAATGTCCGGCTCCAAGCCGCTGGGCATGAAGACCGGCGGCAAAGCATACTGCTAAAAAGGAGCCCAACATGGCAAAAGCAAAGAACCTCGCAGGTCTGGCCGCTCTTGGCGCGTTGGGCTATATGCTGACTCGCGATAAGACCAGTGAAAACGCTGGCGATCAAAAGACCAGCTCTTATACCGGTGACACAAAAAAGGTGGAAGCATTGGAAG